GGCAGACATTTGCCAGTGCGCCATTGCCGGCGGCGGGTTCCCAGATGGTTGGCCCGAAAGATTCACGGCGCAGTAAAGACCTGGTGGCCTCTGGCGGTGTTGGATAAAAATCGTCCTTATGTCTCGTCATCGACATCCACATACTGCCGGCCCTGGCAAGCTGGACACTCGCCCAACTCCTCGGACAGATACCCGCCTCGAATCGGATCAGGCACAGCCACCTCGACATCAGTGACGCCGGCACCATCGCAGGCCGGACACTCGACCATCCACTCCCACACACCCGGCACGGTGCTGACCCTGACCATGCGCGGGTCTTTGACTGAAAATCCTTTAGCCACCAGTCTGCTCACAAATGCGTCGGATCATATCGCGCTGCGCGGCGTTGCGGAGCTTCACCAGGGCAGCAAACACCGCTTCGACCTGGGCAATCCGCTTCACGACAAAGCAGTACGCGCCGGCATCGCGCAGCCGTTCGTGCATAGTCTTTTGCGCGTCAGACACGCGGCCACCTTTCGGGCGTTTGACCTCGAGCATAATCGGCCCCTGTTGCAGCGGGTCCTTCCACCCATGCTGCGGGACAAATATCTCGAGATCAGGCCAGCCAGGCTTCATGCCCATGCGGCGCATCTTCAGCTTGTATGAAACATGCCGGCGGCCCTCGTTGGGGCTGTGATGCACGATCGAGCCGGCGGGTAGTGCAAGGTCGAGCCACTGAACGATGTGCGCGTGCAGCTCGTCCTCTTTCATGCCATGCGCTTCAGATAGAAATCATTCGGCATGACTGAACCGTCAGTCACCAGAACGATGCGCTCCATGAAATCTGGCGCAGGGATCATCCGATCTTTGTGATCGATACCGAGGCACCAGCGACGCGCTACCGTCGCGTGACTGGCACCGAGCAGCTCGGCCAGTTGCTTGTAACTTAGCTTCTGCTGCTTTCTGTAATCCTCGAGTGTCATGCCTATTTCGATACAGGGTTTGACAGCAGCGGTCAATACTGTCATATCTGTCTTCAGTAAGTGACAGCTCCTGACATTGAGGGTTGAGTAATGGTTGGACTAACTTCTTTGCAAATGGGCAACAACCTTAAGTATTTCATCAAACTGGCTGGCATGACCAACGCTCAGGTCGCGGCTGCAAAAGGCATTGCGCCTGAAAGCGTGTCTCGGCATTGCAGCGGTCGCAGCCAGATGTCGATCCGCGATGCGCTTGACTACGCTGCTATCCTTGAGTGTGCGCCCGAGGCACTGTTGTTTGATAAACCACCGCTTGTTTGCATCGGCAAAATGACAAATGGCCAGTCGGTTGACCTTTACGACGAAAGTGAGCGGTTCGAGGTCAGCGTCAGCGCTACCTTCGGCCCAGGTACACGGCTGATCGAGCGCGTTTGGGACGATAACAATTCGTCGAGCTATGACGGGATGTACACTGTCCTGGATGCCAGGCCGATGAAGACAAACACCGTGCCGCAAGCCGCATACGGCAAGCCGTGCATCGTTTCATACGATGTGGTTGAAACCCGAATGGGCGTTGAGTACAAAAACAAAACCGAAATTGGCTACTTCATCGTGTACCCCATGCCAGGTAATTTGTACACGCTGCAAGCGGTGTACGGCCAGAAGCTGCATCAGAGCGTTTCTTTGAACTGGGCGTGTGTCTCTTTGGCATCCATCCAGCGTCCTGACCTGTTGGGATGGCAAAGGGTGACATGACAATTTTAACAGCATACGCATGACAGAATTGACAACTACTGTCATTGCGCGTTATGACCGTTCCAAGAGGAGCGGTCATGTCATTTCTAGCCAAGAATACCCAATTTGCAGAACGCCACGGCTTTCGGCACCATTCCACACCATCATCGCCTGACGGCTTTGTCCTGTGGGACAAGGGCGTCTATCGCATCGTCCGCGACCTGGCCTGGCGCATCATCCTGGGCAAGCAGCCAGGCGACAAGGGCTGGGCGCAGGATGTGCTGCGCAGGATGGGCCAATACAAAGACCCCGACGGCAAGGACCAGTACAACGACAACCCCAATATGTGCAGCGGTCGCGCAATCCAGCGCGGCACCGATCAGCAGCTAGTCGAGGACGCTGACGCGCGCAGCGCCTACAGCGCGGCCCTTGAATACCTACAGGCTTACATGCCAGGCGAATGGCGCGACGCGGACGAAGACAAGGCCACCATGGCCCACCGCCTGGCAGTCAAGTACGCCGAGGATGGATCGAAGCCTCGCAAAAAAAAGGACGAGGCCGAGACAAAGGCTACACACTGCGAGTTCGAGCTGGTGTACGAACACAGCCTGGCCGGCCTGCGCGAAGCCATGGCTGGCGACAACCGCATCATCGGCGAAACAGAGCTGCGTGGAGAGCTGCCCCGCTGCTCCCTGCCCTATCTGGGCTTTGGCGATTACCAGGAGGGTGGCGTCGAGCTGAAAACCCAGTGGGACAGCCGAGCGCATACTGACAGCCCAGCAGCCAACAGCCTGCCAAACGACATCAAAGAACCGCATCTGATCCAGATCGCCGGCTATCATCACATTAGCGGCAAGCGGCCAAAGATCGTGTATGCGAACCGGCTCGGCTACCGCGTGTTCATTGCATCAGACGAACAGCTTGAATTCGGGTTCGCCCGATTAGTCGAGGCCAGCAGGCGGCGCGAGGCCCTACTGCGGTCCTCGTCCAGCATTGCGGAGGTGTTGCAGCTCTGTGACCCGCAGTGGAGCCACCCCTTTGTGTGGCGGAATATCCACCCGCAATTCATCCAAGAAGCCAAACAATTATGGGGGGATTGATGTTCCTTAAATGGCTTTTCCGAAAAGAGATTGAGCAAGCCACCGAGCTGAAGCGTATGCGCCATGAGCTTGAGGTGCTGAAGCGTGACGCGACGGCGCGTGGTGTCCTGCTCAATGAGGTTTACCAATTGTTGAAAAAGAGAGGTGTGAAATGATGCAGGATCTATTTGATGTCGAGGTGCCGCACCAGCGGCACAGCGCTACCAGCGCAGCGTCTGCCCAAGAGCAAGCGCCCAGGTTCAAAGGCAACCTGGTCCGCGTGTTGAAGGCATTTGCCGAGCGCAGCAAGCATGGGTTCACCGACGAGCAAGGTGGCGATCACCTGTACATGACTGGCAACACCTACAGGCCGCTGCGGGTAAAGCTCGAAAACCTGGGGCTGATTATCAAGACGACGGCCACCAGGAAGACCAAAGCCGGCCGCTTTGCAGCGGTCTACCTCATCACCATGAATGGTCAGCTTGAGGCGTCCAGGTATGAGTGAGGCGGCGAAGATCAACGCGGCGATCGCAGCAGCAATGGGTGACATCCAGCCTGTCGCAAAGGATGGCAAGAATTCGCACCAGGGCTACGACTTTGCGTCGATCGATGCCTTCATGCAGCTCTGCCGTCCGATCCTGGCGAAGCATGGGCTGCATCCGAATGTGGACTGCGTGTCGAGCGAGATCGTTGCCGTTGGCAACAAGAGCTGGGCCAGCAATGCGTATCGCATCACCATGCGCCACAGCTCGGGCGAAGCCACCGAGCCGGCTGGCATCCATGTCCACCTGCCGCTGACTGGCGCGCAGACGAGCGGATCAGCCCAGTCCTACGCGGTGAAGCAGTACCTGCGTGGGCTGCTGCTGATCTCGACAGGCGACAAGGACGACCCCGACCTGGCACCCGCCGGCCCCGATGAAGGGTACGACGCAACACCAGCAGAACCACAAAGCCTGGGCGATCAGTGGACCGCCTGGACGGACTGGGCCGTCGCGCAGATCGCTGCGTGTAAGACGGCCGAAGAGCTGACTGCATTCGACACACAGATCGATGCCGACAGCGATCGCTGTGCGATCGAAGCGCCCGAGGAATTCGAGCGCATCAAGCAAGCAAGTGACAAAAAACTCGAGGAGCTGAACAAATGAAACCTGCCTTCAGTAACACAGGCGCGACCTGTGATTGCATCCGAGACAGCGAGGGGCCGATGAAGCTCAAGCTGGCAGCTTGGGTGAACCCGCACAAGGATGATGCGAACAACCAGGAAAAGATCGCAGTCTGCAAACAGATCACGCAAATGATCGCAGACCATCGCCTGTCCTTTGGCATCAAGATCGAACACATGCCGACGCAGGACTACAACGAGAACTATGTGATCGGGCGCATGAACCTGTTTGCCAATACAGACAGGCCAGCACCTGCCGCAGCTCCGGCCCCGGCGGCCGCACCTGCTGCACCAGCAGCTCCGATCGCACCACCGGCACCTCCAGTACCAGGGAGCTAAACAGATGGGTAGAAAATGGACGCCAGAGCAGAGAGCTGCGCAATCAAAACGAATTTCAGCATATTGGCGAAAAAAGAAGGCTCTAGAAAGCTCACAGACAGCCGTTGAAGAACCTCGGAAGGCAATCACACCCGAGGAAACGGACGCCTACTCAGTGAGCTTCATAGGCCGATTACTGGCCTGGGTGGGTTTTTCGAGATGAATGACAAGCCGGCATACCTCTCGATCGCGCAAGCTGGTGTCGAGCTGTTTGGTCGGGACGACAAAACCACCCATATGCGGGTGGCCAGATGGATCAAGATCGGATTGCTCGAGGCGGTGCGTGATGGCAGCCGATACTGGATACCTCGATCAGAGATCGATCGAGCGCTGACAAAAAAAGAGGGGGCCTGATGGCCCCCTTCCTATAAGCAACCCCTAATAGATTTTATTGCAGGAAGCTGTCGGTCACAGCCCTGGTCGCTTCGTGCTTCTCGTCAATGTCGATGGTATGGCCGTACTGCTTCTCGGTAAACTCCGAGCTGTGATGGCCCATAGCCTCGCTGACTTTGCGGAAATCTTTGCCGCTGCCGTTGAGCTGCATCGAGGCGAAGGCATGACGGAACAGCCCCCAGCGCCAGTCAGGAACGCCGGCGCGATTGCCGATGCGCTTGGCCAGGTGCTGAAGTGTTTTCTTCGACTTGGGATTGCCAGTGCGCGTGGGGAACACCAGTGCGTCAGGCGACTTGTCAGACGCTGCCATGTACAGCTCCCTGACCAGCTTGGTGAAGGCCGAGCCATACGCAATCTTACGCCGGCCATTTTTTGTTTTGGGTCCGCCGATGAACAGCGTGCCTGCCTTCACCGCACCGACGACATGGATGACACCGCGATCGATATCGACATCTTTCCATTTCAGCGCGCGCGCCTCGCCCTGACGAATGCCTGTCTCTGCTGACAGCCACACCATCGCGCGATGCACCAGGCTTTCCTTGTCCAGCTCGGCAAGGACCGCCTTGACGACACCAGGCTGCACGATCGGAGCAACCTTGTCTTCGACCTCTTCGTGATCGATGACGAGCTTGGCACGCTCGAGCGGGTTGCACTCGATCCAGCCACGGCTCTTGCAGTACGCCAGCAAATGCTTGGCGTGACCGAAATATGATTTGATGCTGTTGGGTTTTTTGCCGGTCGCTTTGAGGTGGTTCACGATCAGCAGCTCGAGGTCGTCCTTCACATCAGAACGGAAGACTGCTTTCAAGTCGAGCTTACCAAACGCGACACCATCGATGCGCAGGGGTTCGATGTAATCTTTGATGACCCGATCGATGTTCTTTTTGCTTTCGGCCGCGATCTCGCCGCCGGCAACCCTGCCATCGTTCTTGTTGCTGAATTGCTGGATCGCGAATTCGCCAGTGATCTTTTCGCTGTTCGATCTCTCGACGATCCCGAGGTTGTGACGCGAGGCCATCAAGATCGCCTCGGCTTTCGCGTCGTTCCATTTTTCAAATCTGCCGACGCGCTGCTTGCCACCGATGGGCATCGCGTTGATTGTCCATTTGCCACGATGCTTGTTAATCGAGAGTGAAATTTCTTTGGGCATTTTCGCCTCCGTTGCTAACACCATAAGCATAAAGATAGACAGCAAATGTCACAAATACAAGGGAGCCATAGTACAAAAATAGTACAAAACAAAAAAAATCCCCGCAGCCAAAAAGGCCGCGGGGTGGGTAAAACCCTTAGTTTACTTGGTGTTAAGCATGGTCGGAGCGGCGGGATTCGAACCCACGACCCCTTCACCCCCAGTGAAGGGCTGAAGTAAATTGGCATAAATTACAGCCAGTTAAACCAGCATGAGTAAGGCTAAGTAAGGCTAAACCAGCTCCATCTCGTAGTACAACGATAGTACACGATTAGGCGCGGCTATAGCCACCGTTCATTGCGCTCTTTTTCTTTTTCTTCTTCGATGCAAAAGACATCTTTGTTCCGGTTTCTTTCGACGCCTTCTTCGCGTCAGCGAACCCCTTCTTGCTGTAAGGAAATTCTTTAGACCCCACCATCGGCATGACAGTCTCCTTTGTTTACCAGTTGCGGCATGACCAGTATTTTGCGGTCATCTTGTTTTTCGCCGCCTCGGTATCGCAACCATGACGCGCGCGAAAGTTTTTACGGCGCTCTGGATTATCGCGTTTGATCTCCATCTTGGCGTCGCCGTATTTGATCGTCTTTGTCCTGTCGCCCTGCTTCACCTTGACGACGAATTTCTTGGTGCCGTGACCCGCCTCACCTGGCTTGATGCGGCGCGGCTTGTTGATGACTGACACGCGGCTCATGTTCGATACCGCCTGGTCTTGGCTGCTATCTTCTTCGGCTGCGGGACGGACTTGCCGGTGCCGCCACCCTTCCGCTTTGCCCTGGTCGTCGCTGCGTACTCGGCTGACGACAGCGCCTTGATGGCAGCAGCCGGCAGATAGCGCTCACCAGTCTCGCTCGATTTCTTGCCCGACTTGGTGCGCCAGTCCTGCTTGCCCCAGTCCTTCAAAGATTTCTGTGACGCGCGCATCAGTTTCTGTATCCACCACCAGCGGCCTTGTATCGCTTGGCCAAGACTTGCGCTTTCCTGGCCGACCATTTGCCGGCAGCCGTGCCTTGCATGGCAGCGGCCTTGATCTCATTGAACATGCGCTTGCGCATCTTTGGTTTCGTGTAGTTGCCGGCTTCATTGACTGCCATCGATCAGCCCCTTCCGATATCCGTTCTCACGATCGTAGGTCAGCAGCTCTTTACGCGGCTCATGCACATAGCTGCAGTGTATCCAGCCGGTGTTGCCGCCGGTGTAGCACTCCAGAATGAGCTGATCGAACTCACAGTTCTCAGCGATCCATTTGGCCACTTCCATATTGCTGACGCCTGGCACCTCAAAGTCAGCAGCCTGGCCTTTGGTGTGCTGGCTTGTAGGCTTGCTGCCGATGGCTATGCAAAGCTCTGGGCTGCGGTAACCACTGGTGATGGTGACCGGACGGTCAAAATGATCGCGCACCGGCTGCAGCACGTTCTCACACAGCATGGTAAGCGGCTCAATCTTGTCAGGTGTAGGGGTGTTGTCGATGCCACGGCGCAGAGCGGTCTGGCTCTTGGTCATCTCCTGCAAGGAGAAGTTCTTTGACAGCTTCATTACTTTGCAATGCCCTTAGTCTTTTCAAATGTCCGCAAGCCGCCAAGCCCCAACATACCCATCAGTACGGTCAGCAAGGACGACATATCGAAAGTCGGCAACTCAGGGATTGTGACGCCGACGTAGGCGCACACAAACATAGTCAGCGGCGCTAAGACGAAATGCCAAGCCAATGCAATTCCGCACGTCCAACCCACAAAAGGACGCCAGCCAGCCACAAATATGCTGCGGTGCTGTGCCTCTGCCTTGTTGATTTCAAGCTGCCCCTTGGCCAGCTCCTGAGCGTGGTTTTGCGCCATCGTGGCGACTTCATGCGCCAGCCGCGCTTTCTGGTCTTTGTCCTCAATGAACTTGTCCAGCAGACCAGTCACCGGCCCAATAAGTGCCTGTATCATTTTTTGTCTCCCATTTGCGTGAAGCCCATGTATGCGCCAACGACGCCGCTCAACGAGATGTAAAGCAGCGGGCTGACCTCACTGAGTAACTTGATGCGGGTGTCAGGTATGAAAGGCATGAACAACAGGATTGTGTAGACGCCCATGCCCATGAGAGCAAATCGTGCCAGCCTGAGCTGTGCCAGGTGCTTGCGGCTTTTGTCTTCTGTCTCGCGTATCTCGCGGGCGCGTTCAATCTCTGCGTCTGTGACTACGCCATCATTGTCGAGGTCATAACGATCAAATTCGCTCGACCTCTGCAGCTTTTTCTGTGTCACTGACTTTCCTTGATGGCCCGCAAAACATCGTAAACATTTGGCGGCGGCGGCTGATCGACCTGCCACTGGCACAGATATTCCCGTGGCTTCCATTCGCGTGGGTTCAGCGAGAAAAACAGGGTTTCTTGTGTATTGTGCGGGCCTCGGTACACACACACCTCTTTTGTCTTGTCCAATTTCATGCACTTCACTAGCCGGCAAACAGTCAGGTCGTTGGCGGCTTGTGCTTGCGCCGTGTGGGCCTTGAGCAGCAGCACAAAGCCGGCCAGTGCCAGGACGCCGGCACCGATAGTTATTGTCCAAGCGATGTACTCAATGATCCTCTGCCGTCTTTGTTGGGCGGCGTATATCGCCTCTTGGCGTTGCTTCCGAATCCTGCCCTCGAGTGCTAACAATTCGGACCACGCCGCAGTGCCGCGCGTTAGCTGGATCATCTGCTTGAGCTGATAGCGTTGGTCCTCGAGCTGCTTCTTGGCCGTGAAGGCTTCCAGGGCAAGGCTCTCGATGCTCTTGCCCTTGGTGAGCTTGAGAAACAGACTTGGGTGCTTTGCGCTCTTTTCCAGGTGATCGACATCCGACACAGCAGACATCCACCTCGACAGGTCTTGCGTCATCTGCTCTAGCTCACGCCCGGCGGCAAACCCTTTTTGCAGCACTTTAAAAGCGCTGGACGCCACCGACACGGCCGCGCCGATGGTGGCCGGATCAAGCATTGTCTAACCTTATTTTGAAAGCAGGACGCCGATGAGCAGGACGATGGTGGTTCCGGCGCTCCCGACCATGATCGTCTCAAGCCGCTTGACTCGACTTAGCAGCTCGATGAAGCGCTCCTGGCTCACCGCCGAAAGCGTGTCCAGCTCGGCCTTGACAGACGTGACGCTAGGCTTGGACATCACGCAAAACCTCTAGCCGGCGTGGCAGGCGGCGCAATGATGTTGCCGCCATCTTCCAGATGCTTGATAAGCGTGTCGGCCTTGTCGGACAGCTTACGCAGATTGGCGTGGTAGCCAGCGACAGCCGCCATTTCGGGATAGCTGTTGCCCTCATCATCCGTTAGCGTCTTGCCGGTAGGCGCATAGATAGCCCCAATGTCGTCCACCCGCACCCACGCTGTTGCCATGATGACATCGTTGTCATCGTCGCCCTGCGTGATGATGCTGTGCGGATACACCGTCTCTGTGCCGCTGAC